TGGCGCTGCCTGGTTTGGTTTATATACTGGTTCAAGTAAGAAAAACAAATAGTAAATGGCAATTAGAGATACAATAGTAAGTGCAGTACAATCAGGCCAAATGGCTGTAGGCTCCGCCTTAACAGGTGGTGGTGCAGCTGTTATGGAAAGTGGTAGTGGTGCAGTACCATTACTTGAAGACTTACGAAAAATCTCCAGAGAAAACGAAGGCAATACAGAAAGACTTACAAATGTTTTAAAACAAATGTTTGCCTTTGACAAGTCAAGATTTCAAAGAGAACGAGACCAACAAAGAGAAGCAGATAAAGAAAGAATACAAGGACCTACCGATGGCGCAGGTGGTGGTGGCGGATTAACTAAAGATGAAATTACGGGTGGTTTTGGTGCGGCTGCATTAGCAGGTATAACAGCATTAGCTTTCTTTGCTAAAGATTTAGGTATGAATACAGATATACTTAAATTACCACAACAATTAAAATCAATAAGAGCAATGAGTACCTTTGCAAAAGGCATAGGTACAATAGGCACATTAGGTTTTGGTCCTAGAATAGTAAAAGATATTCAACTAGTATTAAATCAATTTGGTGGTAATGTAAAAAATTTAGTTAAGACAAATATTGGTGCGCCTTTACTAGGAAAATTTGATGAATTTAAAAAATTCTTTCAAGGTAATCCTTTAGGCGGTATAATAAAATCATTTCAATCAGGTGTCATAACACCAGTTAAAAACTTTTTTAGTATTGGTAGAGGTGGTGCTTTTGCAGCTTTATTACCAGCATTTGATGACGCTAAACTTGCATTGCAAGGCGTAGTAAGACCTATCAAAGGTTTCTTTTCTAGTTTGACAGGTGCAGGTGGTTTATTTAACGCAGTTGACGGACCAATAGCAACAATATTAAAACCAATTCAGACAATAGGTAAAACTATTGGTAAATTATTCTTGCCATTAACAATCATACTTGGTATATTTGACGGTATATCAGGATTTACTAAAGAATATGAAAACACAGGTAAAATTGTAGATGGTGTTAGAGGTGCAGTAGTAGGTATTGTTGATGGATTTATTGGTACATTTGTTAGACTAATTACAGATTTAGTTGGCATGGCACTATCATTTTTAGGTTTAGATAATCTTGGTAAATTTATAACAGAGTTTGGTGAAAAGATTACAGGTTTCTTTGGTGACGCAATAGGTGGTATTGTAGATGTTATTACAGGTATATTTACATTAGACTTTGATAGAATACTAAAAGGCTTTGGTAATTTATTTTCTAGCACAGGCTCATTCTTCTTGACCGTATTGACGGCGCCTATTGATATGGCAGTAAACTTTATAAAAGATATATTTGGTTTTGGTGACCCCGAAAAGCCATTTAGTTTATTAGACTTCTTTTTTGGTGAAGAGGGTCCTATTATGACTGCCTACAATTATATTAAAGATTTATTTACAATTGATTTTTCTGCTATAAAACAAAAACTATTTGACATGGGCACATTGTTAAAAGGCCTAGGTGCAGGTGGTGTTGCAGCTGCTAAAGCAATATTACCAGGTGGTGAATCACCAGGCGAGGCATTTAAAAGAGTATTTGATAGTTACACAAAAGGCAATGAAATATCAACAGATGTACAAAGTGGTACAGAAATTGCAAAAATAACAAGTGAAGATGTACGAGGTAATGTTACTGAACAAACATATAAAACAAATACGATTAATAATGCTGGTAATAATAGTGCAGTAACAATTATCAATAATGACCAATCAAGAAAACAAGTTGCTAATTCTAATTATAGTAAAACTGAAACTTATACAGGCAGTTTAAATGTAAGTATTGACCCTTACTTTGATAGACACATTTATAATCAAACGGCCTAATATTGACCAAGGTCTTTTTCAGTAATTAATTTAAACTTCATACCCTTATCATCACAATAAGATTTTGCTGCTTGCCATTTTGCTTGGTTCTTGATATATTCAAATGACTCTCTCATATAAGACTTGGTTTTCTTTTTAGGTGGTTTAGGTTTTGCTACTTGCCTAGATGGTTTTATCTCAATCATATACTTCTCATTGTTGACCGTCTTTACAACAAAGTCTGGAAAGTATCTATGATATTTTTTGTCTAGTGGATTGTAATATCTAACAGGTAATTCTTCACTTGCCCAATATAATATATCTTCATTCAGGTCGCAGTAACGCATAAACCGTCTTTCTAATAATGACCGATATACTATTTGCTTGGTGTTACCAACATATTTCTTTGGATTGGTTGGTCTATATAAACCTCTATAACTCTTTGCCATAATGTACCTATAATCTATATAAATATTACTAATTAAGGATTATTTATATATGCCATTTAAATCACTAAAAAATCACATAGGCAACCTTGCTACAGGTTTTGTATCAAGCCAGATTAGTAACTTTCTAAATTCTGGTAGTGCAAAAGATAGTGGTAAAGTATCAGCACAATTGTTAAAAAAAGGACCATTTGATATACCAGATAGTCCATCACAAAAGGTTAGAGAAAACCCATTAACATTTAGTCCTGTGCAATACCCATTAGACCTTGGTAATAATGAACTTGGTCACTACATATTATTTGAATCAGGTTTTGTAGGATATAGTCCTCAGGTAAGTGGTTTTAGAAAATCACAAGCTGCCTCTGGTCCACCACATATAGTTGGTTCTAACAAAGGTAAACAATTTAAAGAGAGAGAAAAAATTACAGCGAAAGTACCAGGTCATTCTATCACGACTTCTGGTATAGCATTATATATGCCTAACTCTGTTAAAGTAAGTTATAATCAAACTTATGATACAGATATAGAGGCTGGTTTAGCAGGAGATTTTGAGGCAACAGGTGTTGCAGTACAAGGTGCTGAAGGCGCAGCTGCTAAAGTAGAGGCTGCCTTACAAGGTGTCGTAGGTAGTACGGCTAGAAATGCAAAAGCAATTTTAGGTGAATTTGTTTCATTGGCAGGTGCAGGTGACCCGGTAAGATTTGCTGCTAAAAGAGCTGGTGTTGCAATTAATCCTAGAAATGAAACATTTTATTCATCACCACAACAAAGAAGTTTCTCATTTGAATTTGATTTTTGGCCTAGAAATCCTAAAGAGGCAGAGGCAGTAGAAAAAATCATAGCAATATTTAAATACAATTCAGCACCAGGTTTTGCAGATAAAACTCAACATAGTGTATTTACAATACCTAACTATTGGCGAATAAGTTACATGTATAATAGTGGTGAAAATCCACACTTAAATAAAATTGGTGCTTGTTATTGTCAAGATGTAAATGTTGATTATGCGCCTGATGGACAATATACTACATTTGAAAACGGTATGCCTGTGCATACTAAAATGACCGTAACAATGTTAGAAGACAGAATTATAACTAAACAAGATATTGAGGCAGGTGCTTAATGACAAAGTATTTTGACCAATTTCCTATCATTGATTATAACTTATCTGGTGTAAATGGCAATACCGTAGAAGTAACAGATATTTTTAGAAGAGTAAAGGCAAGAAGTAAGATAGCAGATAATGTTACTTTATTTGATAATTATGATGTTGCAGAGGGAGAAAAACCTGAAGATGTGGCATATAAAGTTTATGGTGAGTCTGATTATTTTTGGGTCATAACATTAGTTAATAATATTGTCAATAGATATTATGACTGGCCATTAGATAGTTTTAGTTTTCAAGAATATGTAAAAGACAAATACTCTAATCCAGATGGCATACACCACTATGAAGTAACACAATCAAGTGGTAAACAAACTGGTGATGGTCCTGCCGATTATACACACAAATTAGAAGTTAATAGTGATTATCCAGGTGCTCAATCTGTATCTAATAGAGAATATGAACAAAGAATACAAGATAAGAAAAGACAAATAAGAGTATTATCACCACAATATCTTGGTGCATTTGAAGATGAATTTACAAAATTGATAAGAAGATAATGACATGGCGACACTTGAAAAAAATATATTAGACAGAGCTGGAAAATATAACTTATCAGAATTATCAATAATTTCATACAGACAAGTAGATAATAAACCTAGATTTATTGACATCAAAGGTATTACTCTTACAATGTCAATAACAGAGGATATATTTTCTAATAATTTAATGGGAAGTGTGACCGTATATGATTCACAAGATATCAGAACATTATTACCAATTACAGGACTAGAAAGATTATCATTTAAATTTAATACTCCTGGTCTACCTGGTTATGATATGTCCGAAGACACAGGCATACCATTTCAAATATATAAAGTTGATAGTGTAAGAAAAGATGAACAAAATGATGTTGGTCAGTTTTATAAAATATATTTTTGTTCACCTGAAATGTATTATAATCAGTTGGCGTCTGTATCAAAAGCTTATTCAGGACCAATAGAGAACGCAGTATTAGATATATTAAGACAAAAAAAATATTTAAATAGTAAAAAACCATTTTTCTTTGAAAACACGGCCACAAATGCCAAGTATGTAATACCTAGTTTAAAACCATATGCAGCTATTA